GTCATGCTGAAGTTGTATGGTACTCACTAAACGGAACACGCGTTACCGAAGGTGAGTATTATGCAGACTAAAAACGGCATCAATATTGAGTTAACACCAACTCAATATGACTATCTTTATGAAGTCATAATGTTTGCATACGAAATGGAAGTCCCAGAGCAGAAAGAATGGGACTTGCAGACTTTTGATAATATGCTTCATAATGTCAGCAATGGTAAATCTACCATATTAAGCAACGACGTAAGGGGTATATTGTGACAGTTAACAAAGTGGCACAAGGGGGGTTTATTTTGATCTCCCTGTTGTTTATAATAGTAGTATAAACAAAGAGGTTTCCACACATGACAAAAACCCAAAGATTAATTAAAAGAATCAAAGAAGTAGAAAACTTTGAAAACATGGCGTACGTTTGCGAAGACTTCGCAACTTTCATTGATGAAGTTGCAGAGTGGGGAGTAGACCACGCAGGCGGAGTTGACTTTGATGACCCAGAGGTCAATGTTCCAATGATGGACGCATTTTTCGGGTCATTCGGTTGTACACCATCTAATCCACATCCAGCAGGGAGGTACGCATAATGAGTTGCCTACAAAACGAACTTATTTTAGAATCCATTTTTGAGGAAGTGCAAGAGTGCTTCCCTTATCTCTCAGAAGATAAGCAAATTGAAATTGCAAACAAAAGATTTGAGGACTTATGCCAATGATTGAAACATTTTTAACACTCGGTGCAATTGTTGTAATCGCTGACCTAAACGATAGGTTAAGCGAATACATCAGAAACCGAAAGCACTAATGTGACAGTTCAAATAGTGTCCCATAGGGCACTTGCAATATAACGTTTCACCCTTTATAATAAGGACATAACAAACAGGTTACCACACATGACTTCTTATCAAACAAATACAACCGACACAGACTATAACGGTTGGACTAATTATGAGACTTGGAACGCTGCCCTATGGATAGGCAATGATGAAGGACTCTATGACATAGCGCGCAGAGCACTTGATTGGTCACACTTACTTGAGATCTTTGCTAACTATGGCATAGACACCACAGGGGACGGAGTAAGATGGGACGACTCACTGATCAACTCATGTGAGATGGACGAAATGCTTGAGGAGTTATAACTCTCCTCTGGGCATTGGTCAAGCAAGGGTGGGCATCACTTATTATTATGCCCTTTATGTGTGGAAACCTTTGACCATATAAGACCCACTGCTACTGGGCATGTACATGTGAGGGTGACAGTCCCCATTGATCAATGACAAGTCAGTTGATCAAAAGATGATCCAAGCAGTAAGTCCCAACACCACTGGCGCAGTTGCTCACATTACACCAACGCTGAGGGATACCCTCTGCGCCAATAATACGTTAGGGGCAGTCCTTATGCCCCTTTCTTATTGTGTGTTTAATCGCGAAGGTACCATCTAACCTACAGAGGTGACAATTCGACCTTTAAATATACTTCAAATGAAAAATTTTTCCGCCATATATAAACTCATAGAGGGTCGATACAAATGAACTACCACGAAGTAATGGAAGTCTATAAAAGACCAATGAGTGTCAGATACATACCTCAGATTTTCTGGGTGCTTGTATTCATGATATCATTGACTATATTTCCTACAATCACTCATGCAAATCACTTACCCGTGATGTACGTTCAAGTACCTCAATGGGCAGATGACTGGGCAGTCTGTGCTGTTGATATACCTGATGCTAAATGTCATTGGTATATTGTGTCACCTGATA